CGTTAGCTCAGCGTCAAGCCGTCCTGGCCCGTGCACTAGCGATAGCTGGTGATGCGGAGATGGCCGACTTGTTGACCAAACTCTTAGATAACTAGTATGATCAAAGATTATGATCATGAAACTGTTATCGATTTTTGCGCTGTTAGCCCTGATCTCTATGATTCAGTGTCTTGGGACTGGTATCTCTACTTCATCGAAGCAGATTGCCAACCAAGTGCACAAACATGTAGCAGATCTTGACAATATCTAATAGTCGTTAAGTAACCTCCATTAATAAGGTAAATGTTATGGTATGTAATATCCAAGAGCAGAACGGTCTACCCAAGACCACAGGCGCGAGCCGTGATCCTGTGCACCCAGCCCCGCTGGTCACTGCATACAAGGATTATGATGCGCTATCTTTAGAACTAGGCTTTCCTGTTATGGAAGCCGTTGATGGGCAAACGCTTAAGTTGTATCAAGCAATGCTCAAGACATTCGGTAGTGCGTGGCAGCCTCCTTTGGGAAAGGATGGCGTATCACGCACACGCAGCATCGTTAGCACCTGGAATCCACAGACGTATGATTCCGGCGTCGATGCTGCGACTATCCGTAAAAATCTAGCTTTCTCCAAGTTCTTTAAGCGCTATCTAAGTGCCCAAGAGTATGAGGACTCACATAACCTAGTAAATCAGGCTAATGAAAAGTACCTCAAAACTATGGTAGAAGGACACGAATGGAATGATCGTATTAGAAACGATGAGGCATTAAAACCCTTATTGAATCATATGCGACATACAATCAAGCTTGCCCTTGGTAAGTTTGACCTCCTTAAAGTGTATAAAAAGATGAAACACGGACCGAATAGTACCGGGACAATCGCCAAGAGTAACGCCTACAAAGACGTTAAAGACTGGTGTCTAACTGGTACACGGAGTAGTCTTCAACAATTTCACCACTATTTGCGTTGGAACGATATACGACGCAACGAACTAGTTGAAATGTCTGACGAGCACCGCCGTTTTATAAACGGATTGGATTTTGATGCTTGTAATGTTGTTGATTACAATGAAACTCTTCAAGTACCCAAAGAGTGGGATGTACTTCGCACTATGAATCCGGAGAATACAGTACCTGCGCAAATTGCACAGGGCACTGCTGCCGAATTAGAGGAAGCGTTGTTCAAGGTCGGAATCGATCTTGAGAGTCAACCTGAAGTCCACAGAAATCTAGCTAAATTAGGTAGTCTCCACCCGGAGGCCCTAATCGCAACGATTGATTGGTCTGAAGCGTCTAACCGAATTTGGTTAGCGATATTTGAACTCACATTCGAAGAAGAATGGGTTCGGTGG